CGGCCTGATTGCCGAGTGGGTGCAGCCGACGGGTGCACAAGACGCCTACTCCCTCGGAGACCTTGTAGCGCACGGCGGGAAGACGTGGGAGAACACAGTCGACAACAACTCCTGGGAGCCTGGGATGTACGGATGGGTGGAGGTGGAACAATGAAATACTCGCACATATTCGCAATCGGAACCATCCTCGCCGCCGTCCTCGCCGCCTGTTCGGGTTGCGCCACGATTCAGGGGCTTTGGGACAAGTACGTGAAGCCCGAAATCGAGAAGCCGGACCAGCCCGAACAGCCGCAGAACGACATCCCCGACGGCACGATTTGGCTCCACCACGACGTGTCGAGCTGGCCGATTACGACCACGCTGAACGCCTCCATTGGCGGATCATCCGTTAAGCTGGCATACGACAAATCCAGAGTGTGGCCGGGACGCAACACGACCGCAGGGGACAACCTAAATGCCAATCCCTGGGTATTTGTTCAGCACGGCGGCACATGGTACGCCGCAACGTGGGAATGGTTGCGCTATGGGCAGACCAGCAAGGGCCGGTATGCGTTGAATGGCGACCACATCAAACGCGCTCCCCTGAACAACTGGACACCGAGCAAAGGGGAAAGAATTGGTCTTATGGTTTCGGGGCTCGCCCGGCACGTAGAGCGCAACGTTCAAGAGCGCAGCAACATTGTATGGATGGAGATTCCCTAATGGCCCCTTCCCCCGAAGACATTCGCATCGCAAGCCGCGAGTTTGACCGCGTCGATGGCTTGCTCAAAAAACCGGACGTGACGCTATCGGACCTCGCGGAAGCCTCGCGGGTCACGATCTCTTACTTGCGTGAGTTGGTGAGACGGCAGACTATGACAAAGGCCGAATGCGATGCAATCCACTCGGCCTGTCCGGCGAATTTGATTGTATCCAACCCGCGAAAGGCCGCGATGCTTGAAGTTGTTCGCGCTGGCTTCATGGGCCTTGGCTGGCTTGGATTTGTTGGATACCTATTGTGGAGGGCTCACGGATGAGCCTTACAGTCAATTCAATCTGCCTTTTACTCGCCAAGAAGGCCGCAGACTACGCCAAGAACTGGATGCAAAAATCCGCCCGTCCGCGTGGTCACTTTGATGGGAAGTACATAGACCGTCCCGTAGATAATGTGGCAGCGGTGCAGGCCGGATACCGCAGCGGAACGCCGTGCCGGTTCTTCTTCCCGGACATCTTGGACCCCTTCAAGTTTTGCCACGAATCCGGGAACAAGTATCTATTCGAGCATGTGGTTTCGGACGGCGGCAGCATCCCGAAACTTGTGCGAGATATGGATAACGCATGGGCCGATTTGAGGCCGTTCGGAAGGCACAAGGCGGCATTTTACGCTCACGATTCGATGTACGCCGAGGGCGGATGCTGGATCATGCTGGTTGGCAAAACGGAGTGGACATGGCTCTCGCTCACGCAGGCCAAAGCCGACCTCCTGCTTTTCCAGATGTTGACTGTCGGCGGTCGTAAGGCGGAATGTTTTGCGATCTGGCGGGCCGTGCGGCGCTTCGGGCGGTGGGCTTGGCGGCGGCATAGGCAGAGGGATTGAGGGAAGGAATCACAGTATGAAGAAATCAAAGTTTGAGCGTTTGCGGACGGCTGTTGATTGGTCTATCCGGCAACTCGAAAAGCCGCGTCAAAGTAGATATGATGCTATCAAGCAGTATGTCGGAATGCACTACGGCGAAGGCGGGGCGGAGAATCGTGTTCCCGTTAATTTTCTTGAGCTTGCTACCACGATCTACACGCGCCAACTTGCCGCCCGCGCACCAAAGGCATTGATTACGGCAAAGGTTCCGGAGTTGAGGCCGTATGCTGTAAACATGGAAATTGCAGTCAATCAAATCCCTGATGAGATTGATCTTTCTGGAACTTTGCATAGAGCCGTTTTAGAGGCAATGTTTTCGTTTGCCGTTGTAAAGGTGGGCCTTTCTTCTTCTGGCTCGGTTGTGCTTGGGCATGATTACGGGGAGCCGTTTGCCGACCTGGTAAGCATTGATGACTACTTTTGCGATATGAGCGCAAAGTCTCGCCGTGAGATTCAATATGAGGGAAACGACTATTGGCTTGATATTGATGCGGCAAGGGAAATGTTTGATGGAGACTGGAAGGATGCAAAGATTGAGCCGGATGAGCATACGGTTTCTGGCGACAATGGCGAGGCGAGGGCTGAATCTGTATCTACAGATGAGGGTGCTGATCTTTATGATGACAAGGTTTGGCTGCGTGATGTTTGGTTGCCGAAAGAAAAGGAAATTTGGACATACGGGGTAAAGAGCAAGCAGTTATTCCGAAAGCTGAAATGGGATGGTCCCGATTGCGGTCCATATCACCTTCTCGGATTCTCTGATGTTCCCGGGAATCTGCTTCCTTTACCGCCTATTGCCTTGTGGAGAGATTTGCACGAGTTGGGCAATTCTCTTTTCCGCAAGCTGGGCCGTCAGGCTGATAGCAAAAAGACAGTTGCCGCATTTCAGGGCGGAAATGATGACGATGTTGAATCTCTGCGCAAGGCTGCTGACGGTGAGGGGATTCGGTATGGAGGCCAGAAGCCAGACAATATCACGGTGGGAGGAATTGACGCGCCTACTCTTGCCTTCTATTTGCAGGTAAAAGACCAGTTTAGCTACTTTGCTGGCAACCTGGATGCACTTGGCGGGCTTTCTCCACAATCCGAAACGATTGGTCAGGATCGAATGCTTGCAGAGGCCGCGAGCGCAAGAATGAAATTCATGGCGGATCAGACTATTGATTTTGCCAAGAGCATCTTCCGTTCGCTTGCGTGGTATGAATGGACTGATCCAATCAGGAAGCGCAAGATTCAGAAGGGTGTGAAGGGTACGGATATTTCCGTACAGCTTGAATGGTCAGAGGAAACTCGCAAGGGGGAGTTTCTTGATTACAACTTCGACATTGATGTTTATTCGATGCAGGATGATTCTCCATCTACAAAGCTGCAAAAAATCGGGATGGCACTTGAGCGGTTTATTTTTCCGATGATCCCGATGCTTGAACAGCAGGGAGCCTATATTGATTTGCAGTCCTTGACTCATCTGCTTGCCAAGTATTCCAACCTTCCGGAGTTGGAAGATATGGTTAAGTTTGCGGATCGTGGAGTACAGCCACAGCAGCAGATGGGTGGGGGCAGTCCGACGCCTTCGTTCAAACCTTCAAATACGACCCGCACCTATGAGCGCGTCAACCGTCCTGGGGCGACTCGCCACGGGAAGGATGATGTTATGTCTCGTTTCCTCATGGGGAGCGGAGTTCAGGACTCGGAAATGGCAGCATTGGGAAGGAGTAATTGAGATGCCCGTGTATTGTTTTGAGGATACGCATGGTGAAGTGCATGATCGTGTATTCCCCATAGGGAAGGCTCCTAAAAGCATTGTTGTAAGGGGAAAGAAGGCTATAAGGTGCTTTGCGGCAGAGAGAAAGACTGTTCAGGCTTCTTCTTGTTGGCCGATGGAGTGCGTTGCGTCCGGTGTCAATGCCTCGCAGGCTGGCGAATTGCGGGATTACCTCGCAAAATCGGGTGTTCCGACCGATGTTTCAAGTGACGGGAACCCAATCTACAAGAATCCGCGTCACAGAAAAAAAGCGTTGAAAGCGCGAGGAATGTTTGACAAGTCGAGCTATATATAAGATATTGCAAAATAAGGGAGCAAAAGTATGAAGGGCGAGGTTGATAGCAAATTGAGCGATGAGATTGAAGGCGCGGTCACTACAATGGTCGAAGCCAAGAATCAAGAACCTGGCGAAAAAGACGAAAAGCCGAACGTCGATAAAGAAGATGGCGAAAAGAATTTGCCGTTGGATGATGCCGACTCCAACGATGAAGACTCCGGTAACGATGATGACGATTCGTTAAAGGAAGAAGGCGATGGCAAGTCTGATGATGACGCGGAGGAATCCGACGAAATCAAGGATGAGCAAGTTGAACGCGCAATCAAAGCGGGAATGACAATAGCGGAAGCACGGTCGTTTAAGGATGCGAAAGCCCTTGACCGAATTTGTTCCATTCTCGAAAAAAGTGCGGGAGGCGATTCTGCTTCGGAGAAGCAGGATGAAAACAAGGATGAGGAAGATGAGATTCTAAAGGAATTGGACTCCATTACCGATCTTGACCCGGCAGAGTACGACGAGAAAATTGTCGATGGCTTCAAGGTTATGAAAGGTATTATCCGGAAACAGCATGAAATCATTGGTGGCTTGAAGCGCAGCGCGGAATCTGGAACGGAAGACTGGGTTGATACCCGTATTTCCGGGCTTGGAGATGGGTATAAGGATGCCGTAGGCATTGGCCCGTCTTCTGGACTGAATCCGAATAGCGCACAGGCTGTCAAACGTGCTGATTTGAAGGAGAAGTTTGAGATTCTTTCTGCTGGCTACCAGGCCGCACGAAAGGATGTCAGCCGGGAGGCCATTTTCAAGGAGGCCGTTTCCCTTGTTCTTGGGGATGTGGAGGAAGTTGCCAAGGAGAATGATCGCAAGGAAAAACTTGCCAAGCGTTCTTCGCAGCATATTTCACGCCCGAACGGGGCCAAGACAACCCCCGCATCAGATGCCTTTGACGAGGCTGCGGAGGATCTTGACCGGAAATTCTTCGGCAAAAAGTAACAAGAATGGAAATGTCATAAAATGAGCTTGGAATTCAGTAAGATTGATGATGCTGTTTTGCTTACGCAAAACAAGTTGGTGAAGCGTGGTGCGTTTGTGGATATGCAGACGGACCTCCAGGATCATATCGCGGTTCGTGAGCTTTGGAAGAGCAAGCAGAAGCGGTTTGAAGGCGGCGAGAACTGGGAGTTTGAGGTTCAGATGGACCACAATCATTCGGCCCGCACCGTTGGGCTGTTTGAAACGGATGGTTCTTCCCTCCATGACACCATGGAGAAGGGGGAAGTCCCGGTGCGTCATATCAATGCGCACTACATCTACGACCAGCGAGAGAAGGCGTTCCAGCGTGGCGGCACCGCCATTGTGGACCTTATCAAGACCCGCTATGTGGGTATGATGATTAGCCTTTTCGAGTTGATGGAAGACATCCTTTGGAGTAAGCCCGTGGATTCCAGCGACCTGAAAACCCCCTACGGGATTGCCTACTGGGTGACTCGCAGCGCGACCGAGGGTTTTAACGGTGGCAATCCTGTTGGCTTCTCTGATGGCCGTGCGGGCATCTCCACCACGGACTACCCCCGCTTTGCCAACTACACGGCGAAGTATGCGGCTATCAGCAAAGAAGACCTGATCCGGAAGATGCGCCGGGCGCACCGCCTGACCCGCTTCCGTTCTCCGGTTTCCCATGCGACTCCGGATGTGCAGATGGGCAACGGTATCTACACCAATGACAATGTTGTGGGACTCATGGAAGAGATTCTTGAGTCGCAGAACATGAATCTTGGTAATGACTTGGCGAGCAAGGACGGAAAGACGCTGTTCAAGTCCACGCCGATCACGTATGCTCCGAAATTGAACGATGACAGCGCCGATCCGGTTTACATGCTGGATTGGAAGACTATGGCGGTCGGTGTCATGGCTGGTTGGGAAAACAACCTGTCTGCCCCCTACATGGTCCCTGGCAAGCATCTGGTTCGTCGCGTTGATCTTGACGCTTCGATGAATCTGATTTGCACCAATCCTCGGCGTCAAACCGTCATCACCAAGTAAGAAAAGAAAGAAGAAAGAGGTCATAATATGGACAAGTCTTTGAATGGTCACATTGCCAGTGGCAATATCATTCTTGAGGCCGTTTGGTACTCCGGTACGGATGCGCTTCTTGAAGGTGAGGCTGTTTGCTACGACATTGACAACGGCACTGCTGCAAGTCAGCAGGGCAAGCGGCACAATGTTGTTACGCGGCCCACCACGAGCAATGCCGGTGCGTTTGCCGGTGTCGCGGTGCGGAACTACAGCGCGGTTGATGTCACCGGCGCTGGCTCCAAGGGTATCGGTCAACTGGTCGAGATTGCTGTTCCCGGTTCTCGCGGCGTGAATGTCGCGCTGGGTGCCAATGTCACGATTGGTCAGAAGGTGTGCTTTACGGCTGGGTCCGGCACCGCTGGCGGGCGTTTCGTCCGTGATGGCGTTGTGCAAGGGCGCGGTAC